GCACTTATTTAGTCTTTTGGCAAAAATTACGCTTCTTGAGTGTTGTTTTTTTGACGGTTCTGAGCAGCAAAAGCATTGGGATCAAATCTACTGACCATCTTGGCATAGCCTGCAGGGGTGGCCATGACCCAGCCTTCTTGTCCTGGGTGCTCAGCATCGGCCTGTTGTTTTATGTACATTTTTAGATCATGCAACAAAACAAACGCTTGAAACGCCGCAGCCAGTGCAGGTGTATTTGAGCTTGGGCTGTTCAAATATTCCACAATGTTGCGGAACTTTTGTGGGGTAACCCGGGTCTGCAACCACTCGCCAAACTCAGGCAACAGTGTGGCACCGTTGAGTGGTGCGCCCACTTTTGTATTGATAAAATCCACACACAATTTTGCTAGATCTGTAATTTTGTGTGCTCGTAGTTCTGCAGGGTTAAACAGTGTGTCGATTGCGCTGCCCTGACTTTTGATCAACTGTTTGAGTTGTTTTTCAGCGTTGGTTTCAGTTTTTAGCTGACTAGGAGTTGCTGGCTTTTCTAACATCAAGCCAGGAACTTGGTTGAATGCTACACCGCTGAGTGGTTGGCGAGGTTCGCCGGCGTCAGCATACATTGAGTGTACAGCAACGCCAATGTTGGAATTGCCAATTCTTTTTCCCAGGGCACTTGTAACTGGGATTTTATATTCTATTGTGTTGGGACGAAACACATAGTTACCTGCAATTTCGGGAGGAGTGTTCATGTACAACAAGTCACCTTTGACATAGCCACGGAAGTTGGCAGGTAGTGCAGCTTCCAGCACCGGGAACAACTGTGCATACAGGTTGATCAATTCGGTTCTGTCTCCGGATCGTGTGCGTTGTATATCAGCCATCATTTTAGGACTGGTAGCAAGACCATCGTAGCCCTTGGCTTCAAATCCTGAACCATCTGTTAACACAAATTCACCTGTGCTGGGCTTGCGGCCAAATATCACAGCAGGTTTGCCATCCCATTTGGCAGTGGTGGTCTTTTTGGGTGCTTCAGTGGCATGTTTTACAATTTCCAGCGCATCCACAATGCCTTGAGTGCCACGACGAAACACCAGATCTTCCAAGTGCTCAATACCCTTGGCTCTGCCACCAACCCCGGCTTCTTCTGCTTCTACTAGAGCCACATAGCCACGATTCACAATACGATCACGCAGACGTGCCAGAAAGTGTGTGTCACTTTCGGCCACCGATGTTGGTTCTTGCAGTCCTTCACGGGCCAAATATTCACGGAAATCTGTGAGCTTGGCATCACGGTTGGGATCTGTTGCTAGAGCAGCGTAGATTGATTCCACATTCTTGAGATTGCCACGAGTGGCCCGAGGACCCAGCAGTGTCTGTGCCACATAGTCTGGATCTTGCCCACCCTGTACCAGTTGATTTGTGGCTCTGCTGATCATGCCGTTTGCGCCCACCTTGAGGCCGGCTTGTTTGGCAATTGAACTCATCAACACATTACGGTTCATGCCCTTGAAAGCTGATCCTTCTGACCCACCATAATAGAATGTACCCCAGTCAAGATCAGGAAAGAACATAAAATCAGTCTGTACAAATCCACGACTGGCATCACCGGCAATGGGTGTTTTAAAGTGTACTTCGCCGGCTTTTTTGACCCATTCTCTAGGATCCAGTCCTTGACCGGTGGCCCATTGTGTCAGTACTGCTGCCACTTGTTCTTTGGTGGTTTTGTCAAGATCCACAGCCAGGTCTAGATCGCCGGACGTGGGCTTGCGACCAGTGCTGCCCAACCAACGATCCTTGGGAAAATCTATACCTGTCACCTGCTCGACCCAAGCAATGGTAGCAGGAATGTCAGCCTGATTGATACGTTGTGTCAGTGGCTGACCTTGTGCGTCTTTGAATACATTGCCGCCTTCGATTAATTTTGACCATAATTTCATTTGATGCCCATTAATTCTCTAAACTGTTGCATGGCTTCGGTGGGATTGGCTTGTGCTCTTGCCTGTGCTGCCGGCAAAGAAGCCATGTCGGCCTTTAGGGCCGTTGCTAGTTTTTGTGCCCCGGGGGTTATTGATGCAGATTTAGCAGCAGTTGCATTGTTTGATGCTGCGCCAGATCGGGGATAGAATTTCAACAGGTGTTGAGCTGGCAATATTCCATTTTGTGCCAGAGTCAAAAACATCTTGGATGTTGCTGCGGCGTTGGTCGCTGCTGTGGGGGACGCTGTGGCAGTGAAGATATCATTGATTGCCTTGGCGATGGTACCTGACGTTATCTTGGCCGCCTGTTGCGCTTCTGGGTCAGCGGCAACATTGGCTGCTAGATTTTCATAGCCTGAACCACCATAGGAGTTGGCATTGATCATGTCGTTGACCATGGCTGTCAATTGGGTTTTTAATTTGTCGTTGTCAGCTGGATCCATCTGTGCTAGAGTGGTTGCACCTGAATTTTTCAACTGGCCCTGCACCATCTGTGCCCAGGCTTTTTGTATCTGCATGGCAAATGGTTGTGCCTGTTGTGCTGTGTATTTTCCTGCTGCGCCAGCACGGTCGCCGTTGGATGATAATCCGCCAGGTGATATTATATCAGCAGATATCCCGCTTCCTGCTGCAAGTCCTTGAACAACAGCTTTGCCAAGAGTGCTGCCCACAACAGCACCTAGGCCGCCAACTGCGCCGCCAAGGCTTGCTTCTTGCACTGGTCTACGACGAGTTAATTCATGAATCTGCATGTGTTTTCCTTACTGATCTGGAAAATTTTCCAGCATCTTTTGTTCTTATGGCATTGAGCAATTTTCTTGTGAGATTGTCGGCTTGGTCAGCCCCAAACTCTGTTTCTATCTGCTCAATCAGTCTTATGGCACTGGCAATAATGCTGTCGGCTCGAGTTTCAATGATCAAACGGCGATCACGTTCGACATACAACGTGTCCAGTTCTTCCAGTATACTTCGGGTCTTTTTTTGCATGTTCGCGGGCCTTTGGATTATTTAGCGATTTCTGCTAGACAATAAATATCTACAACAAGGAATACACATGAGCAGCAGCATAAACCCCAACAACATAGACGGCAACTTTCCAGTTGCTGGACAGCCCAACAATACTCAGGGCTTTAGAGACAATTTTACCAATATCAAAACCAACTTTGCCACAGCAGCGACCGAGATCACTGATCTTGAAACCAAGGGTATTTTCAAAAGCGCTCTGACTGGGACCACGCTGGACAACAACATGGCTGACAACTTGATCTATGCCGCAGCCATCAGAGACTTTAGTCTGGTGGCAGTTCAACACACTGCCACCAGTGGCTCTATCGCAGTGGACTACAGTGCGGGTCATTATCAAACCATTAGTACCACAGGAAGCATCAGCCTGAGCTTCACAAACTTTCCCACCTCTGGTGCAGCAGGCATGATCAGATTGAGAATCTCTATTACCAATGCAGCCTACACCTTGACTCTACCTGCGGCAGTGAGTCTGGGCACTACAGGTGTGCAAGGATATGCTGCCAATGTGATCACCTTTGCTGCCATTGGCACATACGAGTTTGGATTCTCAACTATAGATTCGGGAACCACAATTACCATATTTGATCTGAATCGACCACTCTTGGGCAGCATTGAATCAGCCGTGGGATACGGCACCGGCACCGGTGGTACAGTAACGCAGGCCTCAACCAAATCAACTGGCGTCACTCTGGACAAACGTTGCGGACAGATTACCATGAACAATGCTGCATTGGCGGCGGCTGCAGAAGTCAGTTTTACACTGACCAACAGTGTGATTGCTGCTACAGACGTGGTCATGGTCAGCATTGCATCGGGCGCCACAGCAGGTGCTTACAGCATTCAATGTGATGCCACTGCTGCTGGTTCATGCAGGATCAGTGTAGGCAACAGAAACACAGGTTCACTCAGCGAAGCCATTGTGTTGAACTTTGTTGTGATCAAATCTGTTGCTGCCTAACTGCTTTTGATCTGTCCCAGCAACTGCTTGAGTTTGTTGCTTTGTACATCTGCTGTGACTCGACCGCTCAGGGGATCAAGACCTTCTCGTGGTCTGGGCTTTTCCCAGGGCTGTGTAGTACCACCGCTGTCAGCAGCCGCGACTTGACTGCGGGCCTTGATCGAGTCCATGATTGAACTTTGTGGTTTGTTATGACCGTTTTCGTCCCCACCTTCATCAGTAATGCGCATGGTTTCAATGTTGTACTCCAAATCAATTTTTTGACCAGCGCCGGTCGAGCTTCGAGATTTCATGCACTGTATATGATACTTGCCGCGCTCTTTCATGGAACGACTGGTAAAGATACCAAACACATTGTCTGCTGTGTTGATTTTGCTAATACCACCTGAGATATGGCTGTGATCAAATTCCATTTCTTCCACTGCTGACCTGTTCAACTGACTTGCTGTTACCAACAGAATGCCCAGTTCCTTGGCCAAGTTGCGCAGTTCTTCCGATACATATTTGTCTTTGACAAACAAGTCGTTGGGGCTGACCTTGGCACTCACAGGCATAACCAAGTCAAGATAATCCACCATCACAAAGTCTACTCGAATGCCTGTTTGTATCTGTACTTCTTTTAGATATGCACGAATGTCATTTACATTGCTCTGTGCTGGCAAGCCCTTTACTCGATACTGGCCAGCTTTCTTTGCCACCATCTTGACCTTGAGTTCTGTTGAATCAATGTCCTTGCGAATCTCTTTAGTGCTCATGTTTGTGAGCATGGCGTCAGTTCTCAAACTAGTAAGTTCTTCGCTGAGTTCCAGTGTGATATACACACCACTCATGCCCTGCTGCAACCAGTTTAATGCAATGTTCATCATCACAAGACTTTTGCCCGATCCTGATCCACCTGCAAAGATGTTGAGTTCTCCGCGACTGAATCCACCATACAGCAGTCGATCCATTTGTGGCCAACCTGTTGACACTTGTCCACCTGAGTTGAAATACTTGTTGATCCTGGCTGCTGGATCTGCAAAGTAATC